TCGTATGGCGTCTTTGTTTCTTCCAATAAAAAGTCGTGTCCATCTTCAATATGGCTGCAAAAAACTTCAAAACCTGCGGCCTTTAGAACTTTTACAATCTTGCTATCTTCTGTATCACAAGGACACCAAATTGTATTTACATCCCTAGGAATATACTTTATAATTGGTCTCACAGCGTAAATTGGTGTGTATAGTTCGTCAAATACTTTATGGTTCTTTAATGCTTCTTTCATAACAACTCCTTTCTATATGTTATTAAATCGCGGGTCGTGGTTGGTCTTTGAGCCAACTTGTCCAATAGCCTCACCCATACGTCTATGGTCCTATAAGCATTCGGACGTTTTTTGCTACCACATGTTAAACTACACGACCGTGGTGGCTGGGATGGCGGGATTCGAACCTGCGACATACGGATTAGAAGTCCGTTGTTCTATCCATCTGAACTACATCCCAAAAGGTCGGAGAGTGGGACTTAGGGGGAAATACAGGAGACCGCCCACTCTCCTAGTGTTTAGACTGGAAAAAAATTAAATGGTCTAAACACATCTAGGGGGCTGGCATCAATGAAGGTCATTAAACAAATAAAAAGTTGAAAAAAAGACCTTGTGCATATTCTTCTTATTTTGCAATCTAGCCAGCCACAACTCATACACCCAATGGTTCACAATCTGTCGGCTCCTTAATCAACACATATCTTGCGTGTTGCCCCGGACAAAATGTGTTATCTTCCATCATAGTTTGAATAATATACCCCTTTTCTCTTAATTCATAAATTCTTGCACCCAATCTTGTCATTCTCCAAAACCAAAAGGCTTTCATACTCGTTAGACCTTTTCTATGTTTTCTCAAATAGTTTAATACTGTCTTGCATTGTGTTTTTCTTTCTCCCATTTTATACCTCCTTTTTAATGGTTTGACGGTGATGGTTGCCATATGATACAGACTATTTTTTGTTTGTGCTTATTCCACCGTTATTCGCACCAACCACACCCATCCCTCAGTACGGGATAGAATCTTTTTCTGTCTTGGCTTCTAAGGCAGCAATAATTTCATTTGCTTCCTTTTCATAACCAAGTTCGTATACCTTGTTAGCAAAATTAGTTACTTTTCTGTATTCTTCTCCGTTGTCCTCGTATTTTCCTTCGTGCTTTTCAATGGATGCCATACATTGTGCAACACGCTTTTTAACCAACTCATCATTGAATGTTGTATTGTTTCCTGTTGGCTTTTGTTCTTGCTTTGGCGGTGTAGGCTTTTTGCCTTTAACATTGCTATAAACAATAACCCCTTTGTCATCAACAATTACCAAGTCCTTGATGTCGCCAGTTTTTTCATTATAGGTAATTTCATCAACAAAAAACTTTTGGAATTTGTTTTTCAAAGAGTACCGAATCTTGCCATCTTTCCCCTTTTCTCCAGCGGTTTCAACGCTTGCGAATGTAAAGGGAGCAGAATATAACTCAACACCAATTCCCCATTTGAAGCCTGCGCGCTTGAAAGCATCAGACGCTTCGCCTTTCTTTTGGTTTCCTTCCTCGTCCTCACGGCTTTCAATACCGCAATCCCATTTCCATACCCAGTCTTTTGTGTCTTGGTTATATACGCCAATTCCACAATAAAGGTTATCTTTGACCACCTTGTAATCGGATTGCCAGTTCATAGCACCATAGGTTTCATCCAAGATTGCCATATCAACACGGGCAGTTTTATATAGCAACAACACAGCACCCTTTTCAGATACTTGCTTTACCTTAACCTCAATTTCGTCTTTGTTCAATTTTCTCATTTTGGTCTCCTTTCTTTTTGAACAAGCCCATTATACCACAAACAAAATTAAATGTCAAGAACTTTTTTCAAATTTCTTCTTTTTCTTTTATTTTTTTGGCATCCGTCCTTAATATAATTTATCACTCGCTCATATTCTTCCATTACTGAAATACTAATTGGGTCATACCCAGACTCAACGTGTGTCAGATAATGATAATCATAACCGGTCATTCTTGCCATTAGCTTTAATCCAATCTTATTGGCTTTGCGAATCGACCGATACATCTTTGCGGCTTCAATTTCTTTTTCTGTTGGTTTTCTACTTCCGTGCATTTTATTCCTTCTTTCAAAAATTGGCGGGGTGGCGGTTATACATTTAGAACAAGAACAACATTTTGTTAAATGTGCCACCCCATGGTGGGTAGGGTTAGATTCGAACTAACTCAGCCAAAGCGCCAGATTTACAGTCTGGTATAACTCTCCAACGTTATCGCCTACCCTTTTAATCTAGGCGTGGGCACTGTTTAACAAAAACAATAGGAGACAAATGTTAGCGTGCCCACATAAACTTAAAATGGTATAGAGTCGTTAAATGAATTAGTTGCCTCGTCCCATCCACCATCATCCTTTGGCGCTTCCTGCTTTTCTTCCGATTCGTTTTTATCTGCAAACATTGTTGACGTTGTAATTGTGTCAACAATGATTTCTGGTTTGGAAAACTTCTTACCATCCTTTTCCCACGAATCGACAGACAAACGGCCCGTAACATCTTTTAGCTTGTCATCTGTTACTAGGTTTCCAAAGTATTTACAATCAATAAATCCATACTTTGATTTGCCCTCTTTGTCTTTTCCGACATAAATGCTTAAACCAAAACGTGTTATAGATTTCCCCGCTAAAGACGTTCTTGTTTGCGGGTTATAAACACGACCAGTTACTTCTACCTTATTCATCCTTTTTATCCTTTCTAAAAATTCTGTTAAATTGCTCTTCTGTAAAGCCAAGTGCCATTGAGTTTGTATCTGAGCAAGTAATGTCGCCAGCAGAAACAATCCTATCTTTTTCCTTTGCCATTAAACGCTCATACACCTCTTTGGTGACGTATCTTGTTTTTGTTCCTTCTTTTATGGAAATTAACTTTGACATTTTCTACCTTTCAAACAAAATTATACCACAGCTAAAAATAAATGTCAATCACAAAGTTTCAATACAAATATAAATTCCCGGCGAATCCGCCCAGCGCTTGCAGAAGTTAAGTTCAGCAACTTGAGCATCGTCATACCAAAAAGCCAACCGTGTAAGAATATCAGCAAGTTGCTTTGTAAGATTGTCGCAGTCTGGCTTTGTGTCACAATACTTAACGCCATTTACTCTGTTTTTCTTTGGCTCTGAAGCTCTCCAAGGATAAGACCACCCGACAGTTAGCCGTAATGGGCCTTCAAGGGGCTTTTCTGGGGCGTATGGTGCAATCAGAGCTATCAGTTCGTTCTTTGCTTTTGTTGCGTTTGAATTGCTTTTCTTGCCAATAAAAAACTTACCGGTCTTAAAGTTCTTCAATATCGTTGAAGACCCCTGCGCTGTATGTTTTGGCGGAATACAATTTATATTAAATGAAATCTGCATAGTTTTCCTTTCTCTTAAACCACACAATTAGTTTAATTTTTTTCTTGACAAAAGTCAATTGGTGGTAGTATCATACCATTAGGAGGGGTAAAATGGTTAAAAAAAGGTGCATATCCATTGTTGATAAAGTCAGACAAGAGGTGTTGAAAGAATACACCAGAATTCCGGGTGAGGATTATGAAGAATGGTGTGAGTTTATCAGATATGAGATTGACGCTCGCTTAAAAGAAATACAAGAGGAACGGATAAAGTTTATTTCTGAACAAAAGCAACCTTGATTTGCTTTTGCGAGCATTTTTGATATAATAAAGGTACCTGTTCAGTAGTGTTCAGGCAAAAAAGAGCACACCCTTTACCTTTCTCACTCTTTTTCTGCTCCGTTGGTTTTTCATTGCTTTCCCATCGGGGCTTTTTCTTTTACCTAATAAAGAAAAGTATTACAAAAGAAATTAACCTTTTTATATTCCCATCAACATTGTAGTGTTGTTGATAATGTGTATAAAACTATATATTGTGTTTTTTTACATTAAAAAATACTACATATTGTGTTTTTTTGTTTGTTTTTCCTGTGGATAACTTTTTGTTGCACTTGTCTTAAAATTGTGGTATTATTGCTATGCAAAGAAAGGGAGGTATTATGAAAGACAAAATTGAAATCGGAGACATCGTTTGCTACGGGTCACAGAATCATTGCAGAATGGGAAAGGTTAGCCAGATACTAAACTACCATACACAATATATTATAACACCCCTTAAAGGAGTAAGGCCAGTTAAACGTAATTATAAAGAAATTGTTTCCGCAGAAAGGCTTTCTTTAGCACAACAAAACTCAAAATACGCAAGATAGCTTATTTAATTTTGGAACACCTTAAACACACTGCCGACTTTCTACCAAGCCATCCAGTATAATGTTCCCACTTATGCAATCCAAGAAAACAAAGAATACGGCCAATCATCTTCCTGCTCTACCCATCATCGTTGCTATATTCAATCTTGCTTTATAACAACGCTTTTGAAATTCTGGGTCTTTGCTAAACTTTGAGTATTTGGCATATTTACCCCAACGAATAAACTCGCGAGCTAAGTGCATTTGAGCCGCTTCCTTGTCGATATCACGTTGTTCTGCTCTTGCCATTGCCTCCGGGAAATCAGGCAACATCGGTTGTTCTGTCATCTTCTACCTCCATTTTAATTTCTTCATAATCATCTTGCTTAATGTCATCGTGAATCCACACATTTGGTGTTTCCTCACGAGTACCTTTTTTCCTTAAAATCATACCATCATCTGCTTCCAAAATATCCATTACAGAAATGGGTTCAATTCCTTCTGGCAGGGATGCTGATGTCTTTTTAATGTCATTTTCTATAAAAGTATATACCTTTGTTATGTGCATTTGTTTCTCCTTATTCGTTTGATGGTAAATCATATAATAGTTGAACTGCTGATGCTGTTCCACCAAAAGCAGGATAACCAGTTAATGTAGAAATTGTTGCTTCCATATTTGATGGGAAATGTAAAGTATGTGTGACGGATGTACCTGTTCCTTGTAGCATACTGTTAAACTGATTTTTTTGTCCTGTTCCAAATGATGTTGTTTTTAATGCTGGAAAATAAACATCTTTCAACTTGGTACAATTAGTAAAGCAGTTTGCAAGACCACTAGAATAAGTCATTGTGTCTAATGATGTAAATGTAACAGTTTCAAGATTTGAACAATATCCAAATGCACCTTGTAGTGCTGAATTATTCAAAAATGTTTTTAATTTTGGAAATTCAACCTCTGTTAATGCTAAATTATAATAAAAAGCATAAGCTAGACCACTTTGGGCAACTGAAGTAAGTTTAGGAAATGAAAGTGAGTTTATGTATGAGCATCTCGTAAATGCATAGTAAAACGCAGAATTTCCTGTAATCTGAGTTAATTCTGGAAAGGAAACTGATGTCATTCTACCGTATGAAAATGCGTATCTTAATGAATACATACCAGTAACGCTTGTAAGTTTTGGAAATGATATAGATGCTGGACCAGCAACACTTGCTGAGTTTGAATTAAACGCATACTCCAACGCATATTGTCCAGAAATACTTGTTAAATCTGGAAAGGATATTGCAGTTCCACTTAAGCTCTTATGATAAAATTTGTATGAAAGTACATAGTTTATTGATATGGTTTTTACGCCAGTAAATGTCATAGCTGCTGGTGGTGTTGGGTCTTGCAACGCACCAGAGGAATTAACATTTCCAAATATATTGTCCATTACTACTCCATATTTTGACCCACCGCCACCACCTGCAAATGTTCCTGTAACACCTAAAATAGTAACATCTTCTTTAATGTTTTCAGGTTTAATGTTACTGTCAATAGAACTTGTGACAGGGTGTACAGTAACTGGGGCATATCCATCTACACCAGATGGGGGTGTGATTGTTTGTGTATTAACAGATGGATACACAGAAAGAGATGTTATATTGCCTCCAGCTTGAATGCTATTTATTGCTGTCGGCAGGTTGGACAAATTCTGTGTGGCTGGTAATGTTCCACCTTTATTTGAAACTGCTGCATAAGCATTTGCTACCTTTTGCTGTGCCGCCTGAATTGCTGTTGCTATACTCATTTATACCTCACAATGCGTTTATTAAGCTCTCAACATCGCCAATCAAATCCCACATACATTTTGCACTAGGATATTGAGAATCTGTGCTACTTGCCGAAATGCTTGTTACTAAGTTTCCAGTTGTCTGCATATTTGCAATTTGACTTACATCTGCCTTATTGTCAGCAACTAAATACTCACATATCTTTGTACCGTTATGATAGAAAATAGGTCTGTCTTCAAAGAATGACATTGTATGCCCCTCATCCTCAAGGGCAAGCCCCATTCTAATGTATAACTTTCCATCATTGGTTGTTGGCAATGTATTTGTCCACCATTGAGTTGTGTCCAGATAAAATAACCCATTATTCATTGTCCCAACTAAATAGATGTAATCACCTAAATTCCAGTTTGTTGTATCGCCACAGTTCGTTGAATATCTCATATCAACAGATGCCGCTTTTACATTAAAAACGTTTGACGCAACTAACGCTCCATTGGCATAGTTTGTGGTGGTGTTATAATATCTCAACTGATTCAACAAGAACCCATTTGTATTGACGGTCTTTGTTGTTGCTGTTGTATAGTTGGTTGCTGTATTGGTTATTTTTTCCCACGTTCCATCTGACTTTTGTGCCACAATAGAATATCTTGATACTGAGTGTGCACCATTACCAGCCGTGTATCTGCCTGCATCAACTCCATAGTTTAATGTATATGTTGTATTGCTATCAACGCCGTGTGTAATAAACACCCAATATGTGCCATCAAATCTCCACAATGTCGGATAATTCGCATTCCAAACAATGCTGTCTGTTGACGTTGTAATTGCAGCATTGTTATATCTCATAGGATAGGCAGGAAAATTATTCAACTTAATGGTGCTATTTGCGACACTTGATGTGACCGTTGGGTCAATAAAAATCAACTGTCCAACATTTAATGTGGTGATTTCTGGAATAGACACATCCTTTTCAGCGTCTGTTGCTGCTGTAGTAGATACACCATACGGAATGACATTCCCAGATTGACTTGTTAAATACCCACTATCGTTTGTTAAATCACTTGTGTTTGTTGGTATCTGATTTTCTGTCGCAAGATTATTGCCGTTGTATTTAGGTCGCACACTAAATATAGCTGCATTTGCATCCATTGCCAAAGCATATACTTTATTCTCTTCTGAAGTTGCTCCACGAGTATTTGTCACACAGAAAGTAATACTCATAGGACTTGTGCAGTTTGTAATCTTCTTCATACCACCAAAGCACACGGAGTCATATGAATTGTTTGTTACAGGGCTGTCAGAATCTCCCGATGTATCCCAACCAATCAATGTGACACCTAATGAATTGTCTGTATATGATGGGGCGTTTATACGGGCAAGTTTTCTTCTGCCTGGAGTCAAAGTGTTATCATTAACATCTGCACCAATTAAAAGTCCACCAGTTCCACTACCATTTCTAATATTTGTCACACCAGTTAGCGTTTTATTACCATCTGCTGTTTCATTCCCGGTTTTGTGTAATACATCAGAATCATCTGCTGGCGAATACCCCAAAGCTGTGGTAACCATAGATGATGTGATACTTGTTAAATAACCTTGGCCAACAACCCAGTTCTCTGTCGCATAGCCACTTAATGCTGCACTTGTAATATATCCCAAGTCGTTGTTTAACGTTGATATATTATCCCCTGGTTGCAAAGCAGTATCTGCCAACGCCCCTTGTGCTGATGTCGCCGCCCCAACATCTCCTGCAGTTAAAGAAATGTTGTTTGATAACGCTTTTCCATTTACCGTTCTAGTTTGTGGAACAAACTTTCCATCTGCCTCACTCTTTGTGTAATAAGGTCCTTCTTCCCCAATTAAGACCCAAGAGCCAACGCCACCAGTAATAACCCACCGATAGTATGTCGTTTCATCATCACGATTCTCATCCTGCAAGACCTTTATAATGCTATTCGGAGCCAAACCCGATGTATCGTATGCTTGTAACTCTGCGTATGTCCCAACAATGTCTGTCACGTCAGATGATGCAGTAATGGCATCAATTTGACTTTGCAGGTTGTTATCTGCGTTCTGTCTGTTTGTTGCCTCTGATGCTACAGAATCTTGAATTGTCTTACCACTAATTGTCGCAACATTCCCACTTTGAGTAAGATTCAATCCATCTATCGCATTTAATGTCAATGTATTTACACCATTGATTGTGGCGTTTTGACCCGCTGGACCTTGCTCACCTTGAATCCCCCGTTCCCCTTGCGGACCACGTTCTCCCTGTGGTCCAGTAGCACCAGTATCACCTTTTGGACCCCGTTCTCCTGTATCTCCTTTTTCTCCTTTTGGACCTTGGATACCCTGTTCCCCTTTTGGTCCTTGCTCTCCTTGAATACCTTGGGGTCCTTGTATTCCTTGTTCTCCTTGTTGTCCTTGTTCGCCCTGTATTCCCTGCTCGCCCTGAGGACCTTGAGGACCCTCTGGCCCCATTGGACCAACTGGACCTTGCTCACCAGGGTCGCCCTTGTCTCCTTTATCGCCTTTTGTTGCGATATTGATTTCAAATGTGGCATCCAGATTAGCTCTTGGTTCTAACGAGAACTCAGCATCCAACGTCTTTCTTGGCAATAGTTCAAAATCTGCTTGTAATTCAGCCATTATACTTTCTTAGCCCCAATGTTAATAATTTGTCCACCTTTTGGTGTTAATTTGCGACCATCTTCATCCCATACAGCCATAACTGCTGTATTATTGCCAACAGAAAGTTTATTGCTCTCCTCACTCGTTAAATTGATGATTAAAGGAAATTCTGGGTTTAGAAATGTCTTGGTAACACACCCATTAAAACGAATTTCGCACTTTGAAATTGAATGATTTTCTAATAAACCGTCTGGGTCGGAAAGTGTAATTCTTAAAAGATTTTGTCCGAATGCTTGGGAATCATCCCCTTTGATTAAGTTTGTGTCTGCCATATTTTACTCCTACTAAGGCAGGGAGCGGTATAAGCACAGCGGCAATCCCTTATTCGCCATATTCGGGATACTCCCAGCATTTTCTACATCTATTATACCAAAAACACTTATACCTTTCAAACGGGGGTTATTTCTTAAATCTAATCAACAAAAACACAACGATTCCCAGCAAAGTTGCCAAGATACCAATGATAATTTCCCGAATCGTAATATCACGCTCTAGCACTCTTTTTTCGGTCTGACACGCTTGCGAAATTGACTTTACCTGTCCTGCAATGCTATCTGTTTGTTGTTTAAGGGCGTTTAATGTAGCCACAAACGCTTCTGTTTTGCACTCCTTTGTGGTTTGCTTGTCCAACACCTTTATCGCTTGTTGGTGGGCATTTAAGTCGCTTATAACACCACTTGCGATGCTTTCTGATGGAATCGTACTTTTACAGGCACTCAATAATAAAATACAAATCAATGGTAAATATCTCATTATCCCTCCTTTAATACTTGTGCCAACACTTCGGCTCGTTTGCCAACCTGTTTGTGCCAAGCCGAATCTAACGCCTCTTTTGCGGCCGTTTCAAAATCACCACGTTGGCAAGCCAACAGCATATTCTGAAACTTGCTAAACCGAGCAATTCCCATATTAAATATCATTTCAACCAAAACACCGCGTCTTCTTGGGCTTAAATCCTTTTCCCAGGGATAGTTTTGTTGCAATTCTTTGTAGCACTGAGCAATATCGTTCATCAACATAAAGTCTGCTTCCTCTTTGGAAATACCTTTGTCTTCAATGTTTCTTCCGACTCCTATTGTGAGTTTCCCTGCTGGACAACGATATGGCTTTAATCGTAAACCCTCGTGCTTGATGATGCGTTCCTTCAATTCCTTTTCAGTATCTTCCATTTCATTTATACCTCCAACGTCTTTATGCTTTACAAAAAATGACTTTATGATTTCCCACATAGTATCACCTTATAAGAAAGCCACAAATAATCCCAAAGTAAAACCGACCCATATTTCTACGTCAAGAAATCTAACCTTTTGAATAGCAGGACAAAATCTATAAATCAGATAGAGAGAGGCAACAATCAACCCAAGAAACAAAAACGAAGGATTAAAAAACCAACAAATTGGAAGCAATGGCCACGTATATCTAATAGACAATAGAATAAAGTCAAAGCACATTCCGTGTTGTTCTTCTTTTGGAAAAACTTTACATAACAACCTATAACCAAGTGCTTTTTTATATCTTTTCAACATTTTTTCGTCTGGCTGACCACCAGTTGATACATCGTATGCGTACCCGTGTCCTATTGCCCATTCTATTTGAATCCAAGCGGCAATCCATAATGCCCAGTACCAATCCAATGTCTTTCCAAATACACACAATAAAAACGTCATACAGAACGCTAGAATGTGCTGAACAATACGATTCTTATAGATTGGCAAGTTCCAACCATTCTTTCCAAAAGAATCACGCCAAAACGACATAAATACCGTGTAGATTATTTTAATTATACCTTGAAACATTTTATTCTCCTTTTACATCAACACCAGTTTCATTTTCAATTTTATTTAATGTCCATCGAGTCAAAACCTTAAATACTTTGTTACCAGTAATCCGATAACAGTTTTCAAAAATGGAATACAACTCAATACCACAAATAATCGTTGCACATATTCTGGCAAGCCCTAACTCAATCCAAGTAATCATATAGACATCAATAGCGTGAACAAGAATCACAGCCATTGAATACATCACCAACTTTTTAATCATTCGTTGTAATTTGTGTGATGTGATAATTTGTCTTTCTTTTATGGCTGCACAAACCCCCGTAACAGTATCACAAACAATAAATATGAAGAACCAAAGCATTAACACACACAATGGCTCTAAAAAGCCAATGACACTTGCTATTGCGTAAGCCCATATCTTATGTATGTCAAATATCTTGTCCATCGTTTCTCCCTATGTATATAAATCACCAGCAGCGTATCTTGAATAGCTTTCTATTCCACTTTGCGTTGTAAATGTATATTGCAGCTGTGAGGAGGATGTTGCCTGTGTCGAATCTGCTTCTCCTTTCATCTTCGCTGAAACACCAACTGGAGGTGCCGGCGTATATTCTGTTGACGTATAAATGTAAAACCAACTTCCCCAGGCATTATATCTGTAACAATAATACAAAATAGGATTTACAACCAATGTAATTGTTTTTGAGGTGTCTTCGGTAACCTCTTCACTTCCTGTCTGTGTTAAATAACCAATCTTACTAACGCTATAACCTACTGTCGTTCCAGACGAAACAAGAACTGAGTTTTGTGTATATGTGTTTCCACCGACCGTTAATATAACTGTTGCATCTGATGGTGTTGGGTTTATCGTAAATGTAAAAATATCAGGTGCTTGTCCAACGTATTTAATATAAAAGTATCCGTGATAACTTGCACTTACAGAACCACCGCTATAATTACCACTAGCACCTCCAGTTGCACCCCAAGAATGGCCACTTATAGGTCCATCTGCTCCTCCAACGGAGCCAGCATTTCCTCTTCCATTTCCATTGTTCCCATTTCTGCTAACATATACTGTTTGTTCATTTATTCCACTTTTGCTTAAAACGCCAGCAGCTCCAACAGAATGTCCTCCAGATGGTTGTGCATACCCACCTGTTCCGCCACCAGCAGAAATCAAATTGCTACCACCCTGTTTCTTAAAGGTCGTGGCTGCACCGTTTGTTCCCCTGTTTGTAGCACCTTTACCACCACCATAACCAGTACCTCCACCACCAACGGTTACATCATAATAACCGCCCTCTGTGATTATAATGTCTGCGTGGTAACCCGCACCACTTCCGCCGCTTGCCGCACTCGCACTATTACCCATTACGAACCTCCTATTGCTGTTGCAGTATTTCCGTGGCTTGCACCAGAACCACCACCACCCGTTCCTGCTGAGCCACCACCACCACCAACGGCATATACTTCATAAACGCCCGGTGTAAGATATATTGTCTTTGTTACTGGAACATTGCTCTGCATTGTGGCTTCAATTTCCCAAACAAGATAGCGACCATACCAAACCTGTCGGATTGTTGTATTACCTCCGATGTATATTTGATTTATTTTGTCGCTGCCAACGTATATCGTCATTTTACACCTACTTTACAAAGTAAAACACTCCAGTTTGTGGGTTCTCTGGCAATGCATCAACAACTTGCATATTTGAGCTATCCCATTTCTTGTTTAATGCTTCTGTAATCTCACCAACATCAATTTCTGTTTGGTTGCGAATTGTGTTTCCTACATAGAAATAGAGATACATCTGTGTGGCACGCTGTTGAACTGGTGCGTTGTCTTGATACGCAGTTGATGAATCAGATGCGTCAAAGATTAACGTAGAAACGCTCCTATAATTATTTCCTTGTGCTGCTTTCTTGTCAGAGTCAATAACAGATGAAGAAAATACGCCAGCTTTTGTAATCCCACTTGATACGGCTGGTGTAACTTGCCCATTTATATTCCCTTTAATATTCGGCAAACTTTCTGGCACATACTTACCAACAGTATCTCTTAAACCAGTAAATCCATACCTTGTTCTTGGCAGTTTGAATTGTGCATTTGCTGTGTCTAGAATATAGTACCAAGCAACACCAGTTGATTCATACATATCTTGGACATAACCAGCGTTGGCAGGAGATACAATCTTCCAACCGTTTGTAGCACGAGTATATGGAACATTGACAGCACCAGTCCATACTTTAACACTATCTATGACAAAGTTTGTTTTTGTCATATCAATGTAACCCCTTAAATATCTTGTAGTAAGAGAAGATAGAGCATTACCGCCAAAACAAATGCCGGATGTAATATTTGTTTTTGCTGTACTAGAAATTGTTATTTCTGTTAAATATGTACTTCCGTCCGTAGACCAAGATAAGATATATTGTGTCCCATTAAATTCTAGTTTTAACAGAACGTCTTGATTTGACGGAAAAACATCTGTTGATTTTATTGACTGAGCAATATCCCAAGATGTTCCGTTGGAAGAAAGATACAAAGCAATTTTACCATCAGTATCAATATATATTACTGGTGAAACATACTCTTGGTTTGTGGTCTGCGCCACAACTGTGTTTCTTTCAGATGTTGTTCCATCCCAGTTTAATCCAACAGTAATAGACCAGTTTTTATCGCCTATAGGGAATACTTGAGATGTTTCTATTTTGTTTGATGCGCTAAACCCACTAACTACTCCGTTTGTAATTGTTGGGCTTCCAACAACATTGAAAGCTGCCCACAAATCGCTTGATTGAGCTCCCGTACTTTGTGCGTCTGATAATGCTTGATAGGCAGATTGATAGATTGTGCCATCGTGCCAAGACCAAGTATCTGCACGAAGCCAGTTTGTTTCATTTAATTCATGGTCATAAGGAAGTGCTGTCATTAACGGGAAACCGCCCCGTCCAACACCCATTGGATTCCAGTATTGTCCATTTGTAACGGCGTTTCCTTTGTTGTTTGCTTGCAAACTTTGGAAAATATCTGGGTTTCCACCAGCATCAACACCACGAACCCAATCACCCAAACCATATGTAACGTCTGCTCTCCAGTAGTGCATGCCCGTATTAAAGTCTTCTGAAACGCCACACACTTTCCATCTTGTGGTGTCAGACGTTAAGTTTCCAGTGTTGTTATCAATCAAGGACTCAAACAGAGTATATTCAGAACCACTTACTACTTTGACAATGCTTCCCTTGTAATAAGTAGTATTTACGTCCCATTCTGGAATTCCCTCTTGCAACATATATGCCAACTGTCTTGTCACAATGTATTGAATTGCTTGGAACTCTTCCAATGGGGGTAATTGCTCTGCAGAATATGTTGCATCATTCCATCCGTTTAAGAAGGCAGTTCTTGATTGTATTGTTGCTGGGTCAGAAGATGTAACCGGGTCATTTGATTGCAGAGAACCAAACACACCATTATTGGTTGCTTGACCTGCAAAAATCTTTTGTTGTGCTCTTGTAATTCTTGGCATATTCTACTCCTTATTGTCTTTCAATTTCTTCAACCTTTTCGTAATTCAATGTTTCGCCTTCTTTGTCAGGATTATTATAATCCTTAAATCCTGTTTTGTAAATTGCGTATTGATTTTGATAATTTACAAACCCAAAGAAACGCTTATCTTGGACAACAATTTTATTGGCTTCAACGCCCAATGGCGTTGGCAAAGCCTTTTGTTGTACGGCCGCTTCAATCACTCTCTCGGCGTCACTCGGAACGAAAATTGTCATCTTCATATTTCCGTCAGATGTTGCACGGACTCGAGTCCCAAAAAAGTCATAAAACGCTTGGTCAATAGCTTGGTGGGAAGCGTTACTTGTGTTTGAAATCGCCTTAAATTTAATTAAGATTCTAAACTCTGTATCATTTAGACGTATTTGTTCCCCGTTTTCATCATAATACCAACGAGAAACGCCAAGATATTTTCCAAGTATATCAAGTGCCTTTCCTGTCGCTGTTTCAATATCAAAAGCGTCTCTTACTTTTAGAATCAAGTCCAATGGGAACAATTTGCCAAGGGCTTTTATTGTTTCTGTCGCCTTTGGCTTGTTGTGATACTGAATTATCAACAAGTTTGAAAGATAAGAAGCATAATCAAACGTTTCTGCCATTATTAACTCCCAACTGTAATTTCAACATCTGCCAATGACAATTTTGTAGCAACAACCGGGGCAACATATTCAACCCAGTTTGTGTTGTCTGTGCTAATTAAAACGTTTGTCGCATAGCCATTTCCACCATTTGCATCAATCGCCTCTTGTGCCAACGCTGTTATTGTTGCCGTTTCTGCCCCTTGTCCAATTTTGAACGATTCGCCATTTAATACATACTGTTTAATTGCGTCTGTATCAAACTGAACGGTTGCACTTGTCGGCTGAATCGTAAATTTAATATAAAGGTCTTGAACCGTTGGCTCGTCCCACTTTGCAATAAATTGTTGGTATGATACTGTTGTAATTGTGTATTCAATGTTACCACGCATATTGCAACCATAGGATTTCTTTCTATAAATGGCGTCTGCAATTTCTTCTGCACTCCCACCCTCTACAACAAGCCACATACAATGTGGTGGTGTTCCATTTGCGTCAGTTGTGTCAGTGTAATTTTCATAAAGAGCTGCATCAGTAACACCATCTAATTGCAAAACAGTAGCAAGCAACCCGTTCAAATAACCACTTGAACCAATGGCTACAGATTGTCTGCGCCGAATCTTTAAGTCATAGTCGTTCTCTTCATCCTCTCCAACCTGTGTTGGAACAACTGGGTTGTTGACGGCAGTCACGCCCAAAACGATTGTTACAGGGGTTGTAATTGTGTCTATACTTGTTTGAACGGCCCCCAAATCTTTTGCCCTAAACAAAACCCTGTGCGTTCCTGCATTTAATTGTTGTGTTGATACCAATAAAAACTGGTTCCCAACATTATCTTGGATTGTATATGCGGTTGCGTTGACATCATTAAAATTCTCATCAAGTCCTTGCAATGTTACTGTTCTATCTACCGTAATGTCAATGGGAACTATTGTAAATGTCGCTCCCTTTCTAAAAACATTGTTTATGGCACAACGAGCATCCAAGACACGACCAGAACAGTTGTCTGGGTCAAAAGAGTTGTAAATTTGAGTGAGTAATTCACGAATATCAACACCACCCTGCGCAAAGATATTCATAATTTGACCGTCTGGGCTTGATTGGTCAAGATTAATGTCTGTCCCATAAATCGTTTGAAAATCTGTAATCAGCTGTTCAAGCAATTCTGTAACTGTTGAAACCTGTAATCCATTGTCATCTAAAACATCCGTCATATCTTCACCTCTATTGTTTCGCCATAAATTGTTCTAAAACGAATCGTTGCTGTATATACCCTATCAACAACTTGACTGTCAAAATAAGTTAATTCCAAAATTTCTGGTTCAGTTTGGATTATTTCTTTGATTGCTGTGTCGGCCTCTTCCTTTGTTGCTTTTGCACCCAATATGTTTTTCCAATCAATGCCGGCATCCATTTCAAAAAAACAATCCTTATACCAGGACAATATCTTCATCTTTACAGTAAAAGCAACACCAAGGGAGTTGTCTGCATAATCTTGCATACCCTTCCCAAACTTCCAGTCCCAATTTTTATCTGTTGCCCTTGTCTTCGTCATGCAATACTCACCACAATTCCATCCACAACCGTTACTGTCTTGTTGTCAGCTGAAACAAATGTACCAGAGGCGGCAGATGTTGCGTGTAAAGATTGCGCTGTGGCAACTTGAGCAACATTGAGGTTTGCGTCCATAGTGGTATCACCAACGACTTCCATTGTGCCAGAATTTGTTGTGTTACCATTTAGGTTTATTGTCTCGTTATTGACATCAATGCTATCACCAATGATTATATTAGATTCTGGGCTATATTGCAACTTGAGGTAATCTGAATAGTCCTGTATTGCCTTTGGTGTTGCATTTAACCCGACAATGGCTATTGGGTCTGAAATGTCGTGCTTCCTTGGAACTATTGATGGTTGTGCCGTACCAGATACCCACCAACTGTCTATCATATAGTCGCAGAAAAGCAACAAACATTGGTCTCCAGCTGATATTGGATGGCTAATATATGTTCCGCCACCGCCCATAATAACAACGGGTACCTTACCCAAAACAGGATATTCAACCGTTTCTTCAAGTCGTGTGTTATAATTACTGTCCATAATGTGCAATACACGAACAGAGGCAGTTTGGTCTGTTTTATCAAAAGATATAATTTCACCAATTTTTACACAATGAATTGATGTTTTAATTGAGTTCGTCAATTTTGATAAAACCTGCTGTAATGACTTTTCTGCATTTATATCATATAAATTTGTCATTCTTGTCCACCCCATTTCACAAGACCCTTAAATTGCTCTTGAGCATCGGCGAAGTTTGTCGCCCTAAATCTTCCAAAGATATTTAGACCGGTCCAAAGTTGTATTTTTGTTGTACATTGGCCAGACGCAGCAACGCCAAGAACGCCGCTGTGAGAAACGCCCCAAACCTTGTATTGTCCATCAAATTCTGGTGCTATTCTTGATTTAATTTCAATACCTTGCCCGACCTTTATTCTTGGCTCAAAAATACAAGAAACAGTTAGCGTAACTTGTTCTCTTTCTGGTGCGCCTAAAAGACCCGTCTCATCGTCAATTACTCGTATATCGCCATCAACACATTGGTTTTCGCCGAGCACAATAACTTTTTCGTTATCAACAAAGGCTTTACCTTTTGTATATGTTTGAAGAACTGCCATTTCGTTACCCATAAGAGCAACAGGTCTTGGTATTGTAATAGCTTCTGTGGTAAAAAATTGGGAATCTAATCCAGTTATTTGGTTGGCGGCCTCTCGTGCAACTTCTGTTGTAAATTTTCCGTCATTCATTGATGTGGCAATGTATGAGTCTAAAACCAATAATCCTGATTGCGCCTCAATTCTTGTTATGTTTTCTGTGTGCTCGTGTCTTGTTCTGCAAGTTACTACACGACCCTTGTAAATCAAATCAAATCGTCCGTTTTGATAACCCGCCTCAAGAGTAACCTGTTGTATGTTTTGGAAATCAAAATAGTCTAAAAATAGCTTTTCTCTCGTTGATGGCTGTAAATTATAAATATCAATGGTCGCCGAAGAATCGCCCATCATTGGCATGCGCTTAACATCAAAGTGAATTGTCAACAAGTCCCTTATTACTATTGACCTTCCTCTTTTTTTGCCATCTCTTGTGATTGGCGTTATTGTTAAAATATATTTACGATTGTACGCCATCAAGGAACTCCGTTGTTTGCTCTTTTTCTTGGCTATCAAGCATAGCAATATATGCGTACCCAGATTCAAAGTCCTCTTGTCTATATGGGTCAACCATATCATCTGTGGCTACATTTATTCCATAATCAATAACATTATGCCATTTATCCAAAAGATTTGGACTACAACAAACGTATAATCCGTGTACTTCAAAACCGTTTTCATCAGAAACATCAAGAAGCCATCTTCTTTGTGTTGGCAAAAATCTGAGTGTAAGCGTTGTTTTAATTCCACTTTCCAAAATAAAAGAAACCTCTTGGTATGCGCTTGAGTCAATAGTAGTAATTGCTTGCATTTATACCTCCGTTTCTGACGCCGCCAAAGAACGACCGCCAACATAAAAAGAGCGCGGCTTACATTGTTCTGGCTCTAATGTTACTCCGGTTGTTGTCCCTTTGCTTTGTTTCTTTGCTTGTTGTGCAGATTTTCTTCCTTGTAGTTTTTTTAAGTCAACACGAGTTCTTTTTTCAATAACAGTTCTAAACTCTTTGAAGGAAATCTTTATTTGTGATTTATCAACAGTTCTGTCTGGCTGAGTAAATTCAACATTTGTAATAACATAGTTTAATAACTTTCCATAAGGGCATTTAATGTTGATAGGAACACGTCTTTTCCATAAACTTAAGATATATTTGTATGATTTCTTTTGTTCTGTGTCAACGTCATCATCGCTTAAAAGACCCCAAATTCTGTTTGCAAAGTTGTCTATACTATCAACAACGCTCATAATCTTTAACGCTTTGTCTTGTATTGCACTGGCCTGTTTTGAAATTGGAGGGAAAAATGCAACCACAGGTTGTAATTTTTGTTCAACAGCCCCGATTACGCTGTTTTTCTCATCGTTTCTAAACCATGTCAATTCACCAACTTCGCCAGAAAGTGTAAATACCTTTGGCTTAAGGGCAATATGGTCTTGATATGCAATGTTGTTTTCAACATAATTGTCCGTCACGTCTGCCGTTAAAGCCATTGTTTCTGTGCCATATATATGAAGACGAATGTCTGTTATTTCGTCTTCTTTTGGTTCAAGCCACCAATCCATTGCGTCTTGGACAATGTTTTCCAAAGAGGTCTGAGCCTTATCTGCCCAAGTGGAACCATAATCTTGCAAACTTTTTAACCAAGATAAATCAGTCATTTACTAAACCCCCGATGTTGCAGCCGCATAAGTAAATGCGTTGTTGTTTCCACTTCTTCCCCACCACTTTTCTGCAAGAGAAGATGTGCTGTTTGTTGTGTATTCGGCAGCTTCTTCAGCTGAAGACACCTGAACATTGTTTGTTGTATTAACGTTTGTGTTGTTGGTAACATTTCCTTGTCTGGCTTGGGCTCTCATGGCTTTTTCTGCTTCCTCAACTGCACCAGCGCCCCAAACTCCAGTTTCTATGGATTTCGCAACTCTTTGTCCGCCAAAAACAGGGTTACCATAATACGATACATTCCTTAAAACCTTTGCTATTGTAGAGTCTCCCTTCCACCATTCTATAATTGCGTGTATGCTGTGCATTAGCTCAACAAGGGCGTCTGTAAAACCCCTTACAACGTCTAAAACACCAGTTTCAATGAACGCCTGTAGCAAATTAGCCTTTATTTGACCAACCGCAAGGTCGTACTCCCTCATAACCCTATTAGATTCTTCAATAGCGCCAATCTGTTCTTTTGTGACCGCAAACAATTCTTTGAATGTCGCACTAGGGTTGTTTTTAACAAGGTCCTCAACGAGCGTAATATATTCTTCACTCAAACCAGCCTGACCAAGTAATGAACGAGCAAGTCCCTTGTTTTGGAATCCGCCGGTTACACCATAAACAGAACTTAAAATGTTCTTTAAGTCAACCTCACCATTTCCTGTTGGCAAAATACCCATCATCTGCCAAAATCTTGGGTTTCCTTGCCCGAACCACATGTCCCAATAACTCTTTTCAAGACCCTGTATATCTCCCATTATATCTGCTGGGGTCATTGTGCTTGTGTTTCTTGAGGCTGCCAAAAGTCCAGCAATTCCTGTTGTGTCACGACCAGTAAAGCGATAATAGTCCCTATACGCTAATCCGACACGAATACCCTCTCTTATTGTTGCGCCGAGCCAACGAATCGCTGTAATTATTGCTTTAACTCCGATTGATATTGCTGCACCAACAACTCCGCCGATAGCGCCAGCCAACGCTCCTGCCGCACCACCGACATTTCCACCAGCAATAGCTCCTAAAAGTTTTATGTAGGGTCTATTTGGATTTGAACTGTCATTCTTTCCGATAAGACCTCTTTCTTTCTGAGATGTTTGCCATAATCTGGAAATAGCATTTATGTTGCGAGATTCGGAATCACGCTCCATAATTGAAGCCCTAATGGCTGGTATGCCAGCTCTGACTTCTGCATTCGTACGTCTAGCGTTTGCGTTTTTTTGGCGAGCAGATGCGTTCAAACTTCTTGTTTCAGCTCTATATCTTGCTCTTGCATCGCTATGGCTGGGAACATAGGCGTCTTTCATTGCTTGGGAAATTTCCTTAGCAACCTTTGCATATTCTTTAAGGTCTTTTAAGCCGTCTTTAATTGTCTTTTGAAACGCCTTCATTGCGTTAGAAAAGCTATCAAGACCACTTTGGTCAACCTTAAATCCTATTTCCGCAAAAAGACTACCGACTTTCATTTAACCCTCTATACGTTTCCTTAAAATCAGCCTCAAAGCTGATGTAGTGCAACACCATCATTACGGTATCAACGGGAGCGTTCTTTACTCTTTCTGGGTCTCCGCCGAAATACCGTTGCCTTGCGATAGTACAACAGATGAATCCGAGCTGGTCGTCAATCTCTGTTTCAGGGCTCCTTTCAATTTGTCCAGGGGAACATTTATTCCTAACTCTGAAAGGAGTTTTTTGAAAAAAGGGGTTAGATTTACTTTGATGCACTGATACACAACATCGTAAAAGTCCTCCCTTGCCTTTAAGTCATCAAAAACATCTGGTTTAATTGGAACACCATTATAAATGCTGTTCTTTAAGCAATCAAACACGCAGTCAAAGACCTCTTGAGAACTATCAACTGTAACAATAATTGCCATAACGTCTTCTTCAAACAGGTCTTCCAGATTTTTGTTCATAGACAAAAGTGCTTTTTCAACTACCGCCTTTAGCTTAAAAGCATCAACAAGGGAGCAAGGATTGATAACAATCTTTGCCCCTGTTGTTTCTGATTTATATTCCATGTTATACCTCCATGAATATAATTATTAACCCAAAGTTCTGTCAACAATCGCTTGGAATGTGTAAACAGTAACGGCCTGGTCTGTTTCACCGTTCACGTTTTGCACCGCATCATACGGGGCTTTTGTGAAGTGAACAGCGCGCAAATAACGTGTGTCGTACACAACGTTTCCAAAACCATCACCCAAGCGTTTGCTGAACGAACCATTACCAACAATGAACAAGGCCGAATCAATTTCGTATGTCTTGTAGTATTGCATAATGAATTGGTCATCAGGAGACCCTTTCAAAACACGCAATTCAACAGTACATTTTTTACCTTGTTCGTCTTTTGCAATGATGATGTTTCCGTTTTTACCCACAACAGACTGAGCAATGTTATTATCTGCAACGATATTTACAACGCTTCCGTCTGCCAAGTCTGAAATTACTCTGTCCCACAGAACAAAGGTATCATCACCAGTCAGTCTATATGTTTCTGCCATAGTTTATTCCTCCACCAAAATCATAAGGTCTGCTTCGTGAATTGCCCCAGACCGTTTGCAGGCACATTGGATAAGTGGAGCAGTACGTTGTTCACGCTCGCTTTGAGATTGCAAAGCAATAGGCGTGGAATAGATGTACCATCCGTTATCCTGAATGTTCTTTTTGAATGTATCTGGGTCCCCAAATGTTTGCGGGCTGTTCCATTTTCCGGGAGCCAACACACCATTACGAACAAACTGCAAGCATACATTACCTTGTGCATTACGCAAG